ATCAGTTGGTTTCAAGCATTAGGAACCAACTACACCTCTGGCACATTGCAGACCACGTGGGGTACATACACCGCCGCCAATGAAGGTGTTGGACAAACAAACGCCAGCCAATCCACAAGCGATTATTGGCAAATCACTGGCGTACAACTTGTTGTTGGTGCGATTGCGCCGCCATTTCAGTTCAAGTCATTCGGTCAAGAACTTGTGGAATGTCAGCGGTATTACGAAAAGTCATACTTGTATGGCACAGTTGCGGGTACTGCCACATTCAATGCTCTTATCACTATGGCTTATTCATCTGCGGCTGGAACATCAGGAGAACTTGGTGGTCATGTCATGATGAATACATACAAACGCATTGCGCCGAATGTGACGTGGTATGACCACGACGGAAACATCAACAAATGCACTCGTTTGCAAGCAGGTGTGGCGAACTGGCCTAATCAGTCGGTAGTGAATGGCAGTATTGGCGAGCATTACTTAGGTATTGCAAGCACGTCTGGTGCGGCAAACACCTGCGCTATTCAGGTTCATTTTGTAGCGGCGGCGGAACTGTGATGAAGTTTTTTGTGTACAACGCACCAGTCGGTGATTCGCAACTGTTGCGTGAGGACGGTGTTTGGATTTCTAAGGTTGAAAGTAATCCGTTGTATCAAGAGTTTTTGGCATGGGTTGAAGAAGGCAATGAACCCGAATCGTGGGAACCCGAAGAATGGACTGGTGAGTAATGGCTGGCGCAGGCACAAAACTGTTTGTTGACGGTCAGATTTTGACCGCCGCACAGGTCAACACATACCTTCAAGACCAAGTCATCATGCGGTTTGCCAATGCGGCGACTCGTGATGCGGCGTTTGGTGGTGTCGGTGAACCCGTGTTGGCGGAAGGCATGTTCTGCTATCTGGACGACACAAACACATTGCAGTCATACACAGGTAGCGCATGGGTCAACGTTGTGTCGTCCTCAACACCGCCAGGACTGGAGTTCATCGCAAGCGGAAGCCCAACAAACGTGACAACGATTGACATTACTGGGTTTACGACTGCATACCAAAACTTTCGTGTCGTTTTCTGGCTAACCCGTCATAGCGGTACTGGTGCTTCTGCGGTTACGGCGACGTTGCGTGATGCATCAACGGGCTACGTCACGGGTTACTTCGGCGGGGGTGTTTCTGGTAACTACCTTGGTACTGTCGCATCGTTTGGGCAAAGGAACAATGGTGCAGATTTTTCACTTGGAACTGTTTACGATGCCAACTCTCCGACCCGTATCTCTTTTGATGTGGGCGGCATGAACACCACCGTTTATCGCACCAACGTGGTTGGTTCTGGGTATGACCCTTCTAATACCCAACTGATTTCGTTCGGATACGAATACGCTGGTGGAAGAACAATCTCCCCAGACAGAATACGTTTGACGTGCGCTGTTGGCATGACAGGAACATGGCACCTGTATGGGTACAGAAACTCGTAATGCGTTGGCTGGTGTTTTTGCCAGCGGCGATTTTGGCTCTCTACTCAACAACTGTTGAGGCACAAGAACAACCAACAGGTGTGTTGGTCACGGTGTATGACAACTGGACGCAATGGAACCAGTACAACAACGCACCACCATTGCCACCAACAACACGCATTGCTGGCATGGTTACGCAACAGCAAGTGCTGAACAACTTTGATGCACAACCACTGTTCGGGTTGCGTGACGATTTTGTTGTCCGATACGAAGGGCATTTGACCGCACCTTCAACTGGTGCAGTGCAGTTCATGGCACAAGCGGACGACGGCACAAAACTGTTCATCAATGACGAGTTGGCGACGGACGATTGGTACGACAAGGGTGGTGGCGGTTCTATCAGCGCACCCGTGGACTTTACCGAAGGGGTGTCACAGCCGTTCACGTTGTGGTTTTACGAGAACGGTGGCGGTGCGTGGGTGCAACTGTGGTGGCTGATTGATGGTGCGTGGGAGATTGTGCCTGCGTCGGCGTTCACACAACTGCCTGTATCAACAACCAGCACAACGAGTACCACAACCACACTGCCAACGACCACCACAAGCCAAACAACAACCACAGTGCAAGTTGTGCCAACCACTCAACCAGTTGAGCCGTCAACAACAACAACGCCCATGCCAACAAGTACAGAAACAACGTCCGTCCAAACGACGACGAGCGTGGAAACTTCAACGACCTACCAGCCCAGTGAGAGTACGGCGATGCCGAGCAGTACGGCACCCACAGCGATTATTGACAGCACGGTTATTTCTTCCACGTCAACGACCCTACCAGCCACAAATACGTCCACTGTTGTTGTTCGTCCGACTGTCACGCCCAATCTGACCACGACAACGCAAGAAACGCCCACCACAATCGCCCCTGTTGCGACAACCACCACGATTCAGGTGCAAGTACCCCAAGAGGGGTCAAACGCCGCAGAAGCCGTTACAACGGCTCTGGTGGGGGGTGTCTCAAATGACGAGGCGAAAACAATCGTCCTTGATGAAAACGCTGTGGCGGTGCTTGACAAGACCGAGGCAGAGGCAGTATTCGCCGCCTTGGACGTTGACGCACTGAACGAAACCGAGTTGGCAGTTTTGGTGGCAACTGTGCAACAAGCAAGTGATGACGTGCGTGAAGCATTTGAGGAACAAATCAATGTGTTCAGTGGCGCAGTTGATTCGTATGTGCCGCTCGGTTCCAATGTGCCTGTGTCAACACGTCGTGTTGTGATTGCAGTGAGTGCCGCATTGTCTGCCGTGCCTACACCAACACGAAAGTCACGATGATGCAACGCAACTCACACACTGACGACAAGAATGTGCCGTGTGAAAAAGTGGCTTGACGAGATGACAGGTCTGGCGTGGACGTTGGCAGGCACAGGGCTTGTCCTCATCACGTTGACTGGTTCAACTCGTCGCCTCGGAATAATCATCAGCATTGTTGGGTTGGTTGTCAACCTGATTGCTGTCGCTCTCAAAGGAGATGAGGAATGAAGCAGATTCTTTTGCGTGTTTTTGCCGTGTTCGGTTACAGCGCAATGGGCATCATCGGTGGTGCGTCCGTACTTGGGGACATTCCCGTGTGGAAAGCCGCCGTGTTGGCAGGTATTGCCGCCGCCGCACAAGTCGGTGAGAAACTCGCTCGAGCGTATGCCAACGATGGCATAGTGGACAAGGCAGAACTTGCCGCAATCTTTGGTGGCGCACCTGCCACCCCGAAGAACAACAGTGAGGAACAAGCATGAAAGTGCCATACAAGAAACTCGTTCTGCCTTCCGTGTTGAAGGGGAAAATCAACGGTCGTTTGGACAAGGGAATGCTTGCCCCCGTGAAGTGCGGCGGAAAGATGCTGAAAGAAGTTGCCGTCCATTTCAATGCCATGTATGACGAAGCGAAAGCGGCTGGCGTTACGTTGCGCAACATCGGTGACTATCGTTCGTTTGAGAGTCAGGTGGACATGTTCAATGACCGCTATTCGCTCAAAGATGAGGGACGCAAGCCGCAGGTGACACGCACCTATGAAGGCAAAACGTGGTACTTGAAGAAGGGCAAAGCACCATCTGCCGCCCCCGACCCGACTGGCGTGCGTGGAAGTAACCACGGGTGGGGGCTTGCCATTGACCTTGCCGCAGAAGGCAAGAACGGTGAGATTGTCTCGCTCGGCGGAACCAAAAAGGCATACCCGTGGATGCTGGCAAATGCGCCTCGTTTCGGGTTCTATCTGCAAACAGACAACGACAAGTCGCCTGAGTTTGAGGCGTGGCACTGGCAGTATTGCGAAGGCGATGCTGTGCCGCCGTACAAGCAAACTCCTGCATGATGGAAGCGATTGCCGTTGCCTTCATTGGGCTTGTCGGAGTTGTTCTCGCCGCTTTGATTCAACGTGGCAGAAAAGAAAACAAGGACGACCACATGCTTGTCGTGCAAGGCATGGCACGCATTGAGTCCAAGATTGACGGTCACATTGGCGACCACGCCAGAGGTGACTTGCAGAAGTAGTGGCACGGCAGTTGTGTTCGCTGCCACGCTGCCGTGCCACTCACCAACTTTGCCTACTTTGAGGTAATCCGAAACGTTGTTACACCCTCGTTGTACTATCAACAACATGAGTACAACACTTATCCCAAAACCAACGCACGGAAGCCTTGAATGGTTGCTGGTGCGCCACCGTGACACTGACGGACGTTGCATCGTCGGCGCAAGCGAAGTGTCAACAATCATGGGTGCGAACCCATACGAAAACATTGGCGACCTTGCAGTGCGCAAACTGCTTCCGCCCGAAGTCATTGAGCCGAACGAGGCGATGCGCCGTGGAAACGTGCTTGAACCAGCACTGATTCAGTTTGCGTCCGAGGAACTTGGCGAGGAACTGCACACGCCTGACGTGATGTTCCTGAATGACCGCCTCATCAGCACACTTGATGCACGAGGCGTGAACAGCATTGACCTGATTGTGGAAGCAAAGACCAACAACTATTGGTCACACGGACAACAGTTGCCCGACTCGTGGTTTTGGCAGGCGCAAGCACAAATGCACTGCACGGAAACCGAGTTGGTGCATTTCGTGGTGCTTGACCGTGCAATGCGTTTGGGCATGACCACCGTTGCACGTCACGACAAGATGATTGAGGCGATGACACGCAACGTGGAAGCGTTCTGTGAGGCGATTGACGGCAATCGGTTGCCCGATGACGTGGAGTTGACCGCACCGCAGGTGTCGGCGTTGTTCCCGAAAGCCGAAGGCGAAACGGAACTGGACTCATCAGCATTGTCACTCATCACCGAATGGGGTGCAATCAAGGACGCAATCAAGGACTTGGAGAACAAAGAGAAGGCTGTGAAGGACGCACTCGCCAACATGTTGCGTGACTCTGAGTTCGGCACGATTGATGGTCAGCGAGTCATCTCCTACAAGACACAGACCACAAAACGGTTTGACACGAAGGCATTTGCTGATGCGCACCCTGAGTTGCAGGCAAAGTTCACCACACAGTCGGCGTACCGAGTGCTGAGGACGGTGAAGTAATGGCAACAGCACTGGTCGTGCCGCCTGTTGGCGACTGTTACGCACTGAACCTGCCCGAACAATCAGCAAACATTGTGTTGAATGAACATGTTGGCGGTCACTTTGACGTGGTGCGCCTGCGTGATGTTGTCGGCTACGTCCACGACGAAGGTTTGCTTATCGGACTTCCGTTGAACGCTCGTGCATCAATGTTGTTCAACATGACGCTTGTTGGCAACTGTGTTCTTGTCGGCTGTCTTGACAGTGCAGGCGAGTATGACGGCGATGACTATGACGTTCCACAGCACTATGTGGACATGGTGAGCCGTTGGCAAGTAATCCCAATCAACAACAAGGAGACAGAAACAGAATGAGTGAGATAATCACCCGACTTAGCAAAGCAATGGAAGATGTTGGCGCAGTCGGCAAAGACGGACGCAACACCGCCCAAAACTTCAACTTCCGAGGCATTGATGCCGTGGTCAACGCCACGTCACCAGTGTTCCGAAAGCACGGCATTGTCGTCGTGCCAACACTCAACAACATTGCGTATGAAACGGTGGAAGTTGGGCAGAACAGGTCACGCATGGCATCTGTCCGTGTCAACGTCACATACACATTCCACGCACCAGACGGTTCATCAGTGGCGGCAACAGTCGCCGCAGAATCAATGGACAGTGGCGACAAAGCAACCGCAAAGGCAATGAGCGTTGCGTTCCGTATCGCACTGTTGCAGACGTTGTGCCTGCCAACTGATGACATTGACCCTGATGCACAGACCTACGAGCGTTCGCCTGCACCTGCCAAGCCTGCACAGAAGTCCACGCCAAAGCCTGCCGATGAGACAAAGCCGAAGCGTGCAGAACTTGGAAGCATGGCAAAGAAACCAGCACAGAACGCTGACTCCAAGCCAACTGGTGTTGTCAGCGAACCACAGTTGAAGTTGATGCGTGACCTCATCTCGCAGGTGGACGGCGATGAAGAACTGTTGCATGACTTGTGTGGCGGTCAACCAGAACACTTGTCAATGGCTGATGCCAAGGCGGTCATCAACGACCTGCTCATGTTGAAGCGTGGCGCAGGCGCATTGTTGTTTGATGACGCAGGCAAAGCGTATGTCCAGAAAGAGAACGAGTGATGAGAACATTCCAACTGCGTGCAACGTTGGGCAAGACCCGACGCATACACACATTTCATTCCGTCAGTGACACCGAGGCGATTGGTGATGCCGCATTTCGCATCTTGTCGTTGGCGTATCCGAACCAAGAACCTTGGGCGACAGGACGCATTGAACTCATCAATGACATGGGCGTTGTGTTGAGAGAGATGGGAGAAAAGAAATGACCGAACATGAGGAATGCGAACACTGTGGCAGACCAGTGGACGCACAAAGTGAGTTGACCTATTCACAGTCCATCGGTTATCTGTGCGCAACATGTGTGGAAGAAAGAGTGTGGAAATGACGGCGGCAAAACAACTCAAACACGGGTACAACCCGATGATTGTGGACGATGCGTGGGGGCATCAACTGCTAATCCAACTGTGGTTGGACGATGACGGCACATTGGCGTGTGCCGTTGCACGACGCAACGAAACATGGGAAACATGGTCGCCACCGATTGAGGCACGACATGCCTAGACCAAGACGATGCACCTGCCGTGTCGGCTGGAACTGGGAAAATGGTCCTTGCGATTACTGCAACGGCGATTACCCGTGCGAAGGCGAGTGTGGCGAGTTGGCATCGGAGTGCCGTTGCGATGAGAAATGTGCCGAGTGCGGCGACATGGACTGCAAAGGGTGCGCCGATGACGAATGATGATGACGATTTGGACGTGTGGGCGGCATTTGCCTCATCTGAACCAATGCCAGTGCGGCTCTTGTATCCGAACACGGTGGAAGAAATGTTGCAGGCGTTGGCAGAACTAAGGCAAAAACACCACACATTGGACAAAATCCCGTACAAAGATTCATTGGTGCCAACACACAAGTTTTTTGAGGACTTGTGCAACAGATTGGTGGCACTGGAAAAAGGAGACAGACATGAACCATGAACAACAACCCGACTTGTGGGCGGCATACAACGGCACTGGCGGTTTCGTTGCTCGCCCTGCGAGCCGTGAACGAGCAATCCGTGAGATTGAGGACGGCACGTTGTCGGCACGACAGAAAGCAATCCGTGTACGCCTTGCAACGGCAGGCAAACACGGCATGACATGGAAGGAACTTGGCGACTTGCTCGGACTGCATCACGGTTCGGTGTCGGGTGCGTTGTCAAACCTGCACAAAATGGGGGCAGTGTTCATGTTGCGTGAACAGCGTGACCGTTGCCACCCGTATGTGCATGCCATGTACCGTGATTGGTTCTCCGAGGACGAACGGTACGACGAGCCAGTGCGCACGAAGCGCACACAACGCAATGACCTGCTGGAAGAACTGTTGAACACATGCCGTGAAGCCGTTGAAAATGGCTGGTCTGCGTCAATGCAACAGGCGGTCACAAGTGTTGTGAGTATGCTGGACGAGCATGACAACATCAATGCTCAAAAACAAGACTGATTGTGCCTGTGGGTGCGGTCTGTTTGGAACACCACGCAAACGCCCAGAGGGTCACATTCGTGGGTGCAAGTGCAAACGTTGCATGGGTCAACGCAACCGTGCCAAAGGCGATGCGAAAGCACGCAAGGCACGCAAGACGTTGGGCATTGCAGGTGCGAACACACGGCACGAGGAACTTTGGGGCGGTGACTTGCGTGTTGAGGTCAAGGCAGGCGCACAGGTAAAACCAGTTGCAACCAAGTTTTACCTTGCAGAAGAACAAAGCGAACAACACCGCCCGATTGGTGATACACGCCCATTTGCGTTGATTGCCATGCCTGATGGAACCAGCGATGGTTTGGTGGTGATGCGGTTGTCCGCCTTTGCGGAACTTTTTGGACAGTAGTGTGACTCGCCCACGGAGACAACCATAGGCGAGTCACACACCGAGACACATTGGAGGTGTCATGGAAAACGAACATGTTGGGGAAACGTCCGTCAATGCTCAACTCTACTTTGCAGTGTTGCCTGAATGGGTGTTGTATCTCCCTATTTCTGCCAACGCAGTGCGTGTGTATTGCGTGTTGCGTCGGTTTGCCGACAATGCCACTGGCGAGTGTTACCCATCACGAAAAACGGCGGCGATGAAGGCACGAGTGAGCGTGCAGACGTTTGACAGGTGTATCAAGGAACTTGTTGACCACGGTGCATTGAAGGTTCGTCCTCGGAAAAATGCGGCTGGCGATTGGTCAAGCAACCTCTACACGGTGATGAGTTATCCACAGA